AAACGATTGAAGCAACCTCGTTTCATCGAGGATTTGATTTAGACAGAAGTGCAATTTCTGTTGACGAAAGAACTGTTGATTTGGCTTTTTCATCTGAAGAACCAGTTGAGCGATGGTTCGGTAACGAAATTTTAGACCACTCTGAAGCATCTGTTGACCTTGGTCGGTTGCAGAGCGGTGGAGCGGTTTTAGTCGATCACGACCACAGTGACCACGTAGGGGTTGTTGAAACGGCTAACATTGATGGCGACCGTAAAGGTCGTGCAAGGGTGCGGTTTGGAAACAGCATTCGGGCAAATGAGATTTGGCAAGATGTGGTTGACGGTATTCGGCACAACGTTTCTGTTGGCTATCGGATTAACACAATGAAATTAGAGGATACCAATAAAGAATCCGGTTTGGAAACATATCGGGCGACTTCTTGGAGTCCATTCGAAATTTCGTTTGTGAGTATTCCGGCAGACTCAGGTGTTGGTGTTGGAAGAAATGATGAGGTTGACGAAAAACGGTCAATCACAATTGAAAATTTATATGAGGAAAAAGAAATGACTGAAGAAGTTAAATCTGCGCCGTTGACTGTTGATGTTGATGCAGAACGCGCACAAATACGCAAATCTGAGATGAAGCGCATTGGCGAAATCGAAGCGTTAGGAAGCAAGTTTGATGCTAAAGATGTTGCTAGAGAGTTCGTTCAATCTGGCAAGTCTGCTGATGATTTCAGAGTTTCATTGTTGGCTAAAATTGGTGATGCAAAACCAGTGGTTGAGTCACCTGAGATTGGCATGACCGAAACTGAAGTTCGTGAGTTCTCATTCATGAGAGCAATCAACGCTTTGGCTAATCCAAATGACAGACGCGCAAGAGAAGCGGCGGCATTTGAATTTGAAGCGTCACGCGCGGCTGGTGATCGTTACGGAAAAGACCCACAAGGAATTATGATCCCTGTTGATGTTCTTCGTGGACAACGTGACTTGAATGTTGGCACTGCAACGGCTGGTGGTCATACAGTGGCGACTGATCTGTTAGCTGATTCGTTCATCGACAAGCTAGATAATGCAATGGTGGCAACACGCGCCGGAGCAACAATCTTGCGTGATCTCCAAGGCAATATCGCCATTCCACGACAAACTGGTGGAGCATCTAGCTACTGGGTTGCGGAGTCTGGTGCCATCACTGAGTCTGCGGCGGCGTTTGACCAAGTGACCATGAGTCCTAAGACTGTGGGCGCTTTCTCTGACATTAGTCGTAAATTGTTACTGCAAAGTTCTATTGATGTTGAAAACTTTGTTCGCAACGATCTTGCGCTAAGACTTGCTTTAGCTATCGACAATAAAGCGTTTGAGGGTGACGGCTCAAGTAACACGCCAACGGGTGTTGTTAACGCTACTGGTGTTGGTTCTGTTGCATTTGCATCGGCTACTGCTGGTGCGGCAACGTGGGGCGAAATTATTGATATGGAAAGCGAAGTTTCACAAGACAACGCTTTGTTAGGCAACTTAGCTTACATCACTAATGCGGCTCAGATGGGTTATTTGAAACAAACTAAGAAAGATTCTGGTTCTGGCATCTTCTTGGTTGAAAGCGGAGAACTTAATGGCTATCCGGTCATGGTTTCAAATCAAATCTCAACGGCTGGGCAAATATTGTTCGGTAATTGGGCAGACTTGATGATTGGTTATTGGTCAGGTGTTGATATCAATGTTGATGCAAGCACTGGATCAGCAAGCGGCACATTAAGAATAGTTGCTCTGCAAGATGTTGATGTTGCGGTTCGTCACGGTGAGTCTTTCGCTAAAGGCGTTTAATCTGAACACCCCTACTTCGTGGCTCGGTGCGGAGTAGGGTGATTTTGGAGTTTATATGAAAGTTAAATTTTTACAGACAACATCATTTATGCGGATTCGGCATCAAGCTGGAACGGTGGTTGATTTACCATCAGCAGATGCGGATAGGCTAGTTGCAAAAGGGTTGTGCGAGAAAGTGTCGTCACCTAGAAAGAAGAAAGACTGATAGGCAATAATGGCATTATTTTCCGATAACGATTTAGCTGAGTTCGTAGATTTGGGCGCATTAGGAACGGCGGCAACGTATAGCAATACAACCATCAATGTTGTGTTTACGGATAATTACGTTTCGATTACTGGCGGCACTGTGGATATTGAGGGGACATATCCTGTGGCATTATGTCGCACCGTTGATGTGAGTGGAGTGGCGCACAATTCAGCCATAACGATTAACAGTATTGGCTATGTGGTGATTGGTGTTCAACCCAACCCCTCTGCCGGTACAACAAAATTGATTCTGAATAAATCATGAGTCATTTAAGACAACAAATCAGGGAGCGAGTCGCTAGTACGCTAACCGGATTAACAACGACTGGATCAAATATATTCCAGAGTCGCATCTATCCAATGGAGCAAGCAAGTTTGCCCGGATTGATTGTTTATTCGGTGTCAGAAAGCACCATGCCTGTCACGATGGGCGCAATAAGAGATATGGACGCAACGCTAACATTGGCAATTGAAGCGTATGCCATTGGCGCTAATCTTGACGACAGTCTTGATACGATTTGCAAAGAAGTTCAAGTCGCAATGTACGGAGATAGAACTGTTAATTCTTTAGCCAAAGACTTGCAACTTGACTCCACAACTATTGTGTTTGCACAAGATAGCGATGTTCCAGCAGGATACGCGACCATGAATTGGTCGGTCAATTATCAGTTTGCAGAGAATAACCCAGAGGTTGCAATATGAAAATGCTTACGCCGGACGGTGTAGAAACAGACGTACATGAATCTAGTGTTCAGCGAAAATTGAATGCCGGATGGAAACTTTTCAAACAGGCAGAGGATGAAAAAGCCAACCCAAAGCCTTTAACTAACCCAAATAAAAAAGGAGGGTAAATTATGGCTACATACAAAGGTGATGGTGGACTGATGAAAGTTGGCTCAACAACGGTGGGTGAAGTTCTGAGTTGGAGCGTCGATCAACAGTCTGATGTGATCGAAGATACAGCAATGGGCGACACTGCAAAAACATTCGTTGCCGGACTGACTTCATGGACAGGCTCCTGTGAAGCTATTCTAAGTGATTCAGATACAGGGCAGTTATTGCTAGACAACGGAAGCACACAAACTGCATTGGATTTTTACTTTGATAGCACGACTTCTGCCTATAAAGGAGCGGCGATTGTGACTGGTATTTCATCATCTGCCAGCATTGGCGACATGATTAAAGTGTCACTTTCTTTTCAAGGTAATGGGGCGTTAGATACTGATCCTTGGAGTCCATAAACTGAATAAGCCTATGACTAGGGGTAACCCGAAACAATCAATGCCGAGGTGGTTTGTCATGGGCTTTTACTCGGCACTTAATCAACTCGGAGATGGTAGCAATGAGTACAGGAGATGCGATTTTAGCGAAAGCTACGCAACACTTTAAAGAACAACTACAGAATAAATCGGATACGATCAACGTGTCTGAATGGGGCGAAACCATCCATTATCGACCCATGAATGGAAAGCAAAGAGATGCGATTATCAAGCACGTTAATGACGGTCATTTGATGGAAGCATATGTCGAATCTATCGTGCTACGCGCTAGAGATGAAGATGGTAAATTAATGTTTAAGCCAATTCATAAACGCGAGTTAATGACGAGAGTTGACCCAGACATTCTTCAACGGATTGCGACTGAAATGAATACGTTGGACGCACTTCTTGATGACGATGATACGGAGGAAGTAACCGCAAAAAAATCCTAGAATCTGACAATGACCTGTGGTTTTATTTCGCACTTGCCGAAATGTTACATAAATCGGTTTCCGAAGTCATGGAGTTTACATTGTCAGAGTTGATTGGGTGGGTTGCTTACCTTGAATTAAAACAGGAGAGATCGCAAAGTGCCAAGCAATAATAGTCAGGTTCGTTACTACATAACCGCTACAGACAAAACCGGAGCGGCATGGAAAAGTGCGAATGGTCGAGTGCAACGCCACCGCAAACTATTGGGCGGATTACAAGCGCCGATTCATCGTGCGAAAATGGCTGTTGTGCAATTCAATGCTTCATTAGGGGCAATCCCTGCGGCTGGTCTGGCTGGTATTATTGCTGGCTTTGGGGTACTAGGAAAAGCGGTATTTTCTACTGGCATGAAGATGGATGCGTTCAAGAACTCGATGATTGTATCCACCGGTTCTGTCGCGTTAGCTGAAGCAGAAATCTCCAAGATTAAGAAATTGACGGACACGTTAGGGTTGAATTTCTTATCCACTGCTGATGCTTATAAGAAGTTTTCGATTGCCGCCAAAGAAGTGGGTATGGCTAGTGCAACTTCTGACAAAGTGTTCCGGTCAGTTGCAAAATCATCTGCCGCTATGGGGTTAAGCGCTGAAAATACACGCTTAACGCTCAAGGCTTTAGAACAAATGATTTCAAAAGGTACGGTTCAATCCGAGGAGTTGCGTGGTCAGCTTGGAGAGCATTTGCCCGGCGCTTTTGGTATGGCGGCGCAAGCCATGAATATCACGACAATGCAGTTAAGTAAAATGCTAGAGCAAGGCGAAATTCTCGCCGTTGATCTACTGCCGAAACTTGCTGATGTGCTAGAAAACAGGTTTGCATCTGTTGCGGTGAGAGCGTCCAAGCAAGCCAGAGCGCAATTTGAACGCATGAAAAATGCTTGGGTAGAATTCTTGGTTGTCTTTGGTCAGACCGGAGTCTACGCCGGAATTGAATCAGCTATTGTGGCAATCACAGGGCAGTTAAAAAAACTAATGGTTGCCATTAATGCTGGCGAAATAACTAGAGCGTTTTCACAACTGAAAATAGAATTTGAATTCACAATGCTGTATCTCAAAGGTATTCAGGTACTTTGGTTGCGCTTTACAGCTTTAGTGCTAAATACAATGGTTAGCATAGACAAGGGATTTAATGTTTTCTTCAAACTAAAACAAACATTTCTCAACCTCAAGGTCGCCTATTTAGGATTTGCCGATGTTGTGATGAATTGGATTGCGGCGTTTGATCGAGAGTTAACGAAATTCTGGAACGCTTGGACATACGGAAGCAAGAAAGCCACAGCAAGTATTCAAGCCTATGCCGCCATTGTAACGGCAAAATTAGGAGATGCCATTCGGGCATCCTCAAAACATTGGGATGAACATCGTGACGGTGTTGACCAAACAAGCAAGGGGTTGCAAGAACTTGCAGATAAAGCGAAAGGCGCGGCAAAAGAAGCAACGGATGAATGGGAAAAAGGTTGGAGTGATTTTAATAACCCTATAGATGAAGCGATTGTATCGACTAAACAATTAAAAAATGAACTAACAGCGCTTGAAGCGGTTTGGGTGAATAGTAGTGGCGCAGACGAGCAGATAACATCATTAAAGTTCTTTGATGATTTTAATAATAAAAGATTCATGAACGAAATGGGAGAAATGAGTAGAGAAACTAAAGATATTACTCAACTTTCTGCTGATTTTATTGACGGTTTTTCAACTGGCATAACAGATGAATTGGCAGAAGCGTTAGCGACAGGAAAAATGGATTTTGGTGACTTTGCCAGATCAATTTTGATGGACATTAATAAGATGATTATCAAGATGTTGATATTCAAAGCGATCATGGGGGTCGTAAATGCTGTTGGTGGAATGTTTGGTGGAGTGGCGGCTGGCGCACCCGGAGCATCGGAAGCGGTTGGTGGACTTGGTCAAAGTTTAAATAGTGTAGCAATTGCTGGTGCTGGTTCTGGAGCAGTAGTGCCAAGTGCTTTTGAATCCGCAATGGGGATAGGAACGGCAAATATGGCGACAGATTTTTCTGGGTTTTCCGGTGAAGCGTTTGCCGCTATGCCCACATTGCCCAAATTCGCTCATGGCGGCTCAGTATCCGGCGGCAGAGCAATCATCGTAGGAGAGCAAGGCAGAGAAGTCTTTGTGCCTGACAGTGATGGGCAGATTATCCCTAACCATGACATTAGCAAAATGTCGCCTGGTCAAACTGGTGACAGTGGTGGTGAAACTGTCAACATCACTCTCAATTTATCAACAGGTGTTCAGCAAACAGTCAGAGCAGAAGTCATGGGCATGATGCCAGTAATAACAAAACAAGTTAAAGGCGCGGTTGCAGAAGCTAGGCAGCGTGGTGGTTCATTCAGTAGCCAAATGGGGGTCGTATAATGGCTATTGTTTATCCTGTCTCCTTGCCAAATACAACCTCATTTCGTGAAGCACGAATGACTGCTAGAACTACAGTTGGCGTTACCAAATCACCGTTTACAGGAGCGCAACAAGTACAGAAACACCAAGGGCAATGGTGGGAATTTGAATGTTCATTAGTGCCAATGAATCGTGATAACGCTGAAGATTGGATTGCTTTTCTATTATCGCTTAACGGTCGGGAGGGCACATTTTATTTGGGCGACCCATACGGTGCAACTCCAAGAGGTAGTGTTAGTGGAATTCCTGTAGTTAGTGGGGCAGATCAAACAGGCAAAACACTTAATACTGACGGATGGGATGAGGGTGTGAATGTTTTAAAGGCTGGTGATTACTTTCAATTGGGGTCAGGCTCAGCGCAAAGATTGCACAAAGTTCTAACTAATGTGAATGCGGATGCTTTGGGACAGGCAACTCTGGATGTATTTCCAGAGATAAAAACAGCACCAGATGACAACGCACTCATCACTACCACAAGTGCAACAGGTGTCTTTAGATTGCCATCAAATGAAATGGCTTTTGACTTAAAACAAGCCAGCACCTATGGACTCTCATTTGCCGCAGTAGGGGTGGTCTAATGGCTAGAGATTTACACGCTGATTTTGTAACCGAACTGGCAGAGGATGCGATTGCGCCCATTTTGTTGGCGAAGATAAATACT